GCGGTCAGAGAAAGCACGAGCAGAAAGTACAAGCGCTTGAGCTGGAAAAGCTACGCCATTCAAAGCAGATAGAGCTGATCCAAAACGGTCAGCAGCTTGATAATGCGTGGGAGTTAGAGCAGATCAAAAACTCGGGCTGGAAAGACGAGTTTGTTTTGCTTTTGCTATCAATCCCGCTAGTTATGTCATTCATTCCCGAGATGCAACCCTATGTCGTTGAGGGTTTTGCTGCGCTGTCTACAACCCCTGAATGGTATCAGTGGCTCATCCTCGCTGTATTCACTGCGGTATATGGCATCCGCGTCTGGAGACGTAAATGACCGGCTTCAAATTACAAACCTTTGGGGGCAAGGCTCCTAAGGTATTCGCCAGACTGTTACCAAACGAAATGGCGCAAACAGCAACCAACGTAAGGCTCGACTCCGGGAGACTGGAGCCGTGGAAAGGCAATGCGAATACGACCATCACTCCAGTTGCGAGCTACTCTATATCTGGAAGCACTAAGACGCTTTTTAAGTACAGTGATTCAATTTGGATCGGGCGAGATGATGAAGTGGATTTTGTTCGCTCACCGCTTGCTGAAGACCAGCACGAACGGATATATGCTACTGGCATTGGGGGTTCTACTGGTTTTCCTCGTATGACCCTAGCCTCGATAATTGGCAATAACACCTTTTATCGACTTGGCATTCCTAAACCAGCAGACCTATCTAGCGTCGTAGTTTCACCCACGACATCTGATGTTGCGGACGAAGAAGTCCCTCAGAGCAGAGCGTACGTTTTTACGTACGTGAGTGCCTATGGCGAGGAAGGTCAGCCTTGTGATGCGCCTACAGGTCAGATCGTAGAGGTGCATTCGGACCAAAGCGTGGTCTTAACCTTTCCTAACAATCCAACCGGCAGCTTCAACCTAACGAAAAAGCGTATTTACCGGACGGACACGGGAGGCACATTTAGATTTGTCGCAGACGTAACACTAGCCACTACCACATACACCGACAGCAAAGAGGAGTCTGAACTCGGTGAAGCAGTACCCACCACAACGTTCGATCCCCCGCCCGACAATGTATCCAGTGACCACCCCGATGGTCCTATGCTGGGTCTGGTCTCTTTGCCTAACGGAATACTGGCTGGATTCTCCGGTCAGACCGTATGTTTCAGCGAGGCATTCCAGCCACACGCATTCCCAGATGAGTACAAGCTCACGGTCAAGTCAGACATCGTTGCACTTGCCCCAATGCCCTCCGGCGTTTTGGTACTTACAAAAGAAAAGCCCGCAATAATTTCTGGTCTCGATCCGGCTTCTATGGCGCTGTCAGAGATCGATGCCAACCACGCATGTGTTTCCAAACAATCGGTTGTCGATATGGGTTCTGCCGTCATGTACGCAAGCCCAGATGGACTGGTGATGGCTACGGAAACGGGCGGTCTCAAAGTGGTTACAGAACAGCTACTCACTAGAGATCAATGGCAAGAGCTAGTACCCAGCTCAATCAAAGGGTTCCAGTGGGAGGGGCATTACATTGGATTTTATGACACCGGTTCTAATCAGAAAGGCTTCATTTTCGATCCCCGTGGAGGAAAGGATTCATTTGTTGATCTTGGCTTCTACGCGACGGCGGGTTTTAACGACCTTGAGGAAGATGAGCTGTATCTGGTGATTAGCGGTGCGGTCAAAAAATTTGCGGCGGGAACGTCTCTTTCCTACACATGGAAATCGAAAAAGTTCTACGCACAGAGACCAGTAAATCCTGGAGTAGCCAAAGTACAAGCGGACTCCTATGGCTCAGGAATTACCTTCAAACTGTATGCAGACGGTTCTCTAAAGCACACACAGACAGTTACTAGCGACAGCTTGTTTCGGCTCCCATCGGGATACAAAGCAAACGAGTTTGAGATCGAGTTGAGCGGCAGTGATCCAATCAACGAGGTCTGCGTCTACGAGTCAGCGGCTGAGATATATGGCTAAGAGAAAAGCAAACCAAAACGTACCTATTACGTGGGGCGTTAATGAAAAGCGTTTCGGCGAATCTCTGAAGGAAAACCTCGACATCCTGCTTGGGCATCGTGGTCAGCCTTTAGAACGCGCTGTGACGTTTAAAGATTTGCTTGATACCAAGGTATTGTCCTTGGCTGGAAACGTGTCTCAGAGTACAGCCACGGGCAATCCTAGTGATTTCGAGGTGGATAGCGGTGAAGTAGTCGCTCAGTCACCTGTCGCTCCCGCAAACCTAGCTGCTAGTGGCGCTTTTCAAAATATCATTCTGACGTGGACTTTGAGCGGCTACGTGGGACATAGCCATGTGGAGATTCACAGGCATACGTCAGATAGCATTTCGGACGCCACCTTGGTGGCACAGGTCGGCGGGTATACGCCTATCTATTCAGATCCGGTTGGCTCTAATCAAACTTACTATTACTGGATTCGGGCAATCAATCAGAATAGCGAGAAAGGACCTTTTAATAGCTCTACAGGAACGCAAGGTCAGACAGCAACGGATGTCTCTACGATCATGGAAATCATTTCGGGGGAGATTGAGCAGTCTGATCTGGCTAATGCTCTTTCTACCGAGATTGATCGGATAGACCCACTCAGCGATCTAGTCGATTTGATCGAGTCGTATACTGGGTACACATCAAGTTACTCAGGAAGCAATTTACAAGCACGTTTAGATGCAACCGAAACGGTAGCCAATGCAGCCGACACGCTCGCAGACGCACTAGAGACATATACTGGCTATCTCGAGTCTTATACTGGTGCAAGTCTAGTCAGCCGGTTGAGCAGCACAGAATCAGTTGCGAATGCGGCATCGTCAACAGCCTCTACTGCCAGCAGCACGGCTACAACAGCTAACAACCTAGCAAACAACCTTGAAACGTTTGTCGGTTACACCTCTGACTACAGTGGCAATTCGCTAGTAAGTCGCATCGGTTCTGCTGAGAGTACGGTAGGCGATCACACTACAAGCCTAACCAGTATTAACAGCTCCATTACCAGCATTAACAGCTCGATCACCTCAATCAATACGTCGCTGACCAATCTTGATGATGCGCTCGCCGACGTGACTGCTGGTACATCGAGCGTTTATGTTCAGGCATCTGCTCCTACGGATTCTACGTCGGACCCCATACCCGCGTTTTCTCGTTGGTACGACAGCGATGACAACAACAAAGCTTATGTGTGGATGGACGACGATGGTGATGGCACAAAGACATGGGTCAGTATTGCTGACTCACGAGTTGCCGATAACCAGAGCGATATCTCTGATCTGAACGCAGAGGTTTTCAACTCTGATGGTACGTCTCGCCTAGCGACAGGCAGCGCTTTGAGCACACTGGACACGACAGTTTCGAATCAAGCCGGAACCATCACTACTATCCAGAGCGACATAACGGACCTTGAAGGCGCTGTATTCAACTCTGACGGCACAGTAAAGCTTGCCTCTGGGTCAGCTCTAAGCGAGCTGCAAAACGACGTGACGGCGATCTACGACCCAGATGACGCCACTGCCACAACAATTATTTCTAGTATTCAGTCAGACATCACCACGTTAGAAGGTTCCGTATACGACTCAAACGGTAACGTGAAGCTAGCTACAACGACGGCTGTCAGCAACCTGACAAACGACGTTGCTGCAATATACGACGCAAACGATGCGACAAGCTTGGTGCGTGTTCTTCAGTCGGATGTTACGACTCTTGAGGGCGAGGTCTTTGATGCCGACGGCAACGTCAAGCTTGCATCTACTTCTGTCACAGGCGGACTGCGAAACGATATCGATGCCATCTACGATGCAGACGACGCCACCTCGCTGGTCCGTGTTATCCAGTCAGATATTACTGACCTAGAGGCAGATCTATACGATTCGAATGGTGATGTGAAGCTCGCCACCACGACAGCACTGAGCGGCTTGAGAAATGAGGTCGAGGCGATATACGACGCTGATAACGCGCAAAGTCTGGTCCGCGTTCTTCAGTCCGATGTTACCAGTCTCCAAGGGCAGGTATTTAACACAGACGGGTCTGCTCGCCTAGCAACAACAACTGCGCTATCTGGCGTTGTATCAGACCTTCAAGCTGTCTATGACGCTAATGATGACAGTAGCTTGGTTCGGGTGTTGCAGTCCGATGTCACGTCTCTCGAAAGCGAAGTTTTTGACAGTGACGGAAACGTAAAGCTTGCAACCACAACGGCACTAAGTGGATTACGCAATGATGTTGAGGCAATTTACGATGCGGATGACAACACCAGTATCGTCCGTGTTTTGCAGAGCGATGTTACATCCCTCGAGGGTGCTGTATTTGATGCTCAGGGAAATGTAAAGCTTGCCACAACCTCTGCACTAGGAGGGCTGATAAACGACGTTGAGGCTATCTATGACGCGGATGACGAGACGAGCATAGTCAGGGTCCTGCAAAGTGACGTGACATCCCTAGAAGCGGAGGTATTTGATAATGATGGGAATGGTCGTCTTGCTACTGCGAGTGCTTTGGGCGGACTTAGGAATGACGTTGAAGCAATCTATGACGCAGACGACAATACTAGCTTAGTACGTGTTCTTCAGTCGGATGTTACTGATTTAGAAGGCGCTGTCTTTGATTCTGACGGCAACGTCAAGCTGGCAACGACGGTGGCGTTGAGCGGTCTTACTTCGGATGTAGAAGCTATCTATGACCCCGACGATCCTAGTGCAACGACGCAGATTTCAGTTATCCAGGGCGACATTACAAACCTCGAGGGAGAGGTATTCGATTCCGACGGAAACGGTCGGTTAGCTACCGGTCAAGCTCTTACTAATTTGACCAACACCGTCTCGTCGATTTACGACCCAGACAGCAACACGACTATTATCGGCTCCATACAGGGCGATATAACCTCCTTGGAAGGCGCGGTATTTGATGAAAATGGCAACACCGTTTTAGCCTCAGCAAGCGCTGTATCTCTTCTTAACACCGAGGTGTACGGCGACGGCGTAACACCAACCAGCTCCACAACATCCCGGATAGACACGCTCAACGCAACACTCACCGACCCCAACACAGGATTGACTGCGGTTGCAGACGTTGTGGACACAGTAAAGAGCGAGGTTTTTCCTAATGGCACCGGCTCTAACAGCGCTATTTTCACGCTCGAAAATGCGGTCTTCGATGCCGATGGCGACGTAAAGCTAGCAACCGCTTCAGCGGTAAATGCCCTTGAGACAGAGGTCTTTGGTACGTCCGGAGCGTCAGCGAGTCGCATCGATGGTCTCTACACTGCTATTTACGATGACGACGGCGAGCTTGCTCTGGCTACTGCTAGCGCCTTCGATACGCTTAACACCCAAGTTAATGGCACCGGGGCTTTAGCCGACAAAGTAAGCACGATTGCGGCTGAGATGTTCTCAGAGGGCGATGTCAATGGTGACTCACTGTTAGCCACCGCTTCTTCCGTTAGCACAATCACGGCTGAGGTTTTCCCGGACGGCACCGGATCTGCAAGCGCCATTGAGACGATTGAAAGCGCGGTGTTCAATGAAGACGGTACGGTGAAGCTCGCCACTGCTGCCGCCCTGAGTGACCTAAATACCGAGGTTTTTGGCTCTGATGGTGCTGCGGCTAGCCGAATTGATGGCTTAGTAGCGGAGGTTTTCGAGGAAAACGGAGACTCAAGGTTAGCAACGGCGAGCGCCTTAGAGAGTATAAATACCGCAGTAAATGGTGATGGCGCATTAGCCGATAAGGTCGATGCCGTTGTGGCAGAAATGTTTGTTGGCAGCGATATCACTGGCGATGTCCAACTAGCTTCTGCCGACATCGTCACCACTCTTACAGCAGAGGTTTTCCCCGACGGCACAACGTCTGCAAGCCGACTCGACACATTAGATGCCACTATATTTAACTCGGATAACACGCTCAAACTAGCGACGGCTTCAGCAGTATCTGACCTGCAAACTGAGGTTTATGGACCCGACGGAGGGGCTTCGGCAAGCCGAATCGACGGATTGGTTGCTGAGGTATTTGATGAGAACAATGGGTCAAGGCTCGCAACTGCCTCGGCTTTTAACGAACTAGACGCTACTGTGACTGGCGACAGCGGGTTAGTGTCTCAAGTCAACACCTTGAACGCCTCCGTTTTCGACGATGATGGTTTGGCGCTGGCAACGGCAAGTGCTTTCAACAGCTTGAACTCCACTGTGACCGGCACTAGCGGACTGGTATCTCAGGTCAATGCTCTAAATGCCAGCGTTTACGATGAAGATGGTTTGCGACTGGCTACAGCCGGAGCTTTGAGCACCTTAGATTCACAGGTCAATGATGAGGGTGCTATTGCTGATAAGGTTGATGCCGTTGTTGCGGAGATGTTCACCGGAAACGCCATAACCGGAGACGTTCTGTTTGGCAGCGCGGCTGACTTGAGCACTGTTACGGCGGAAGTTTTTCCTGATGGCACAACCTCCGCATCGCGACTAGACCAACTATCTGCTGCTGTATGGGATGGCGGAGATCCAACAGGTGACGTGCTTTTAGCGTCCGCTACTGCGTTAAGCACGATTACAACAGAGGTGTTTCCTAACGGGACAGCTCAAGCATCGGCAATCGATACGCTTCAAGTAACCGTCAATGGCGCAGATGGTAACGGTGGACTGTCAGCATCAATCGAAACCATCGAAGATATCGTTGGTGACGATGACGGCGGTCTCTCTAGTCAGTACACAGTCAAGCTGGATACCAACGGAGCAATATCAGGCTTCGGTCTGGCATCAACAACCAACGCTGCTGGAGAGACCACAAGCGAGTTCCTGATCAACGCTGACAAATTCACCTTGATGAAGTCGGACGGTAACGACACTTACACCCCGTTCTCTGTGTACACCACAGCGACCACAGTAAATGGAGTCACAATTCAGCCGGGCGTGTACATCGATGGAGCATTCATCCAGAACGCAACGATCGAAGGCGCAAAGATCAAAAACGCGACAATCGATAACGCGAAGATAGCGTCGTTGAGCGCAACCAAGCTTACTGCCGGAACGATTGATGCTAGCGAAATCACAATTTCGGGCACTAACTCAGCAGGACTTAGCATCAAAAGTGCAGACTCTGGGGCGAGGACCGAGTTTACCAGCAAGACCATAAAGGTATACGGACCTACAGGCAGCACCCCTCGAGTTGAGATTGGGGAGCTAACTTAATGACAACCTTGCACGGAATAAGAGTCAGAGACTCGAATGGCGACATCACACTTGATGCGACAGATCGCTCATGTTTCTTGTTAGAGAGGGTTACTTTTTCTCTTGCGGGTTCAGGCGGGAGCCAAACAAAAACCTATAACTACCCAATACTGGCACTGATACCTGTGGCTGGATGGTCACAGCTCGGCGTCGTTCCGTATCCAATCAGCGTTAGTTTTAGTTCAACGAGCACGACGTACAGTGTCACTCTGACAAACAGTGGTTATTACCCTCGAGGTCCATCAGCAATCATCGTAAGTGGGGGCTGATGTGAGTTACGGATTTCGCGTTTTCAATACGAGTGGGTTTTTGCAGATAGATTCTGAGGCGCTGGCGCTCAAAACATTTGCTAAACAATCTAGTAGCTATTTGAGTGTTGCACAGAGAAGCGCGAACCAAGTTTTACCAAACATTTATGACGGTGACGATCACACTGTTTTGCAGAACATTCAGCCCGGCGACCTCATTTTTTGTCGTCCTACAAACACCAATATGTTTCCCTGCACAGTTGCTATATCTCTGATGATTGGATTTGACTCTGGTACTGATGTAGCTGTTAGACCTGTCGGTAGCTCAGGCTCTATAGAGTTTGCGAAGTTTGTAGACGTTACTGACAGCGAATACACCTCTCTTGTCAATGGTCTCACTGGCACACGATATGGTGTCCGCGTTAGAAATTCCTCTAATCAGGTGATTTTCCACTCTGATCTAACCCCGCCGCGAATTAGCTCAGTGCTGACGACAGATAATGCGTATGCAACGTTTGGGTCAGACATACCATACGTCTGCTTGAACCCGCTTTCTACCAAGCGTTATGAGGCAGATGGCTCAGAGTTCTATCTTTACGCTCATGCTGCGGAATGGAAAACCGTCAGCGGCACAAACAGAGTTGTAAAGACAGAGGAAGCAATTAGATTCAACCAATCAAACCAAGACTTGGAGTACACCTGGAACGGTGCTGCTGGGCAGATATTTGTAATGGAGGATGGATGATTCGGGTAGTTTTTATTAAGCCAGATGGCGAGGTTCAGCACATTATCGAGCCGTCACATGATGGGCAGTATGAAGATGCCGTAACTAACGAGGACGGCTACTTTCAAAAGCATGTTGCCTATGACGTTGACATTGCTGATCTAGCCACAAACAGCGTTTGGGACTTTGATTCTGGCGAATGGGTCTCTCGATCTATGCGCCCATCGGGGCACCACATCTGGACTGCAAGTGGCTGGGTTTTGAACACAGAAAAGATGTGGAAAGAGATTAGGAACGAGCGAGATATCAGACTCAGACGATCTGACTGGACTCAGATGCCAGACAGTCCTGTCAGCTCAGAATCATGGAGAGCATATCGCCAAGCACTGCGCGATATCCCTGCGACAAACGCTAATGTAACTAATGTAGATGAAGTGAGCTGGCCCGCAGAGCCAGCGAGCTAATCATGTATTTTTACTTGATTAAACGGTATCATTATGTCTCTGGAATTTGTTGACATTCGCGAAGTTTGGGATGTCATTCGACCGGGCTTGGAACTTATCCATTCTGAGACTGACCCGGATTGGAGAATCGAAGACGTTTATGCCTCTTGCGTAAACAAACAGTCGTTTCTTCTCATGGATACTGCACGGACCGCCACTGGCTTCACGGTTGTTGAGACGAAGTTACACCCGTTTCGGAACAAGAAGATCATGCTTATTTGGATTGCATACGATCCCGTTCCCGGAACTGCGTTTACCTACGCCTCAGAGCTTGAAGCTTTAGCCCGTAACACCGGGCACTCAGAAATTGAATTGATGACACCCCATCGGGGTCTCTGGGACATGGCTCAAAAAGTCGGATACCAGCTTCGATGGGCGAGCTTGACGAAGAAGATTGAGGGCGAACAATGGGCGGCGGCGGCGACACCCGTGTCAGGGAACCAAGAGCACAAGCAGCTCTAGCAGAGCAAGCAGCGATAAACCTAAAGCGTTACGGCGATATTTTTGTACCGCTGGAGAATCAGTTCATGGAAACCACCTTGAACACCTTCAGCGATCAGAACTACACCGATGCTATGGGTCAGGCTTCTACTCGTACAGCAGGTCTGTATGAGCGCGGCATGCAGGACTTCACTAACGCCGCCTTCCAGCGTGGATTAGACCCTTCTTCAGGCGCATATCAGGCAGAGTCAGCAGCTCTTCGAGCAGCTCAAGCGAGAGGCATGGGTACGGCTATGGCTGATTCTGGAATGAGCAATACCGATCAGGGTCTTGCAGGACTGACAGCCATTGTACGGATGGGTCAGGGCTTACAAAACGATGCGATGGAGGGACAGCTATCCCTCGCACAGAACCAGATGGATAGAGCTGGTCAAGACGCTCAGAACGCATTCCAGCGAAACAGCAGCATCAGTGGCGCATTCGGGACGGCGGCTGGCATGGGTGCCGGTTATGTGCTCCCCGGCTTAGGAGGCTAGCGTGGTCAACTTTGATGAATATCTAATGATGCTACCGCCTGAGATGCAGCAAGCGGTAGGCAATTTTTATCAAGCTCCTGCGGCTCCGCAGTACACAACTCAAAATATGCCAGGCGGAATGGTCCGCCGCATATTTTCAGGAGGATTAGGTGAGGGTAAAGATGTGCCACCTAATGCTATGTCATACAACCCAAGCAATCCCTACTCAGGGATTAACCCATACCGATACTCATACATGGACCCCAAAGAAGGTCCCGGTGATCGACTGCTTGCCGACTTGATACGAGCACAGACTCGAGACTATCAGACCCGATTCGCGCCGATTGAAAACATGCTTGCCGCTTCGATTACAAGAACTGGCACAGCGTTCTTGCCGCAGGATCTTGAGCGCACTAGATCAGCGATTACAGGTGCCGCGCAAAACGTTCAAGGCATGAGCAATCGGGCAGCAAATCGTTTGGGTGTACAAGGCGCTCAAATGGACCAGAACGACACTACCTCGACACTCGTCGGGGGTCTAAACGAAACAAGAGCGCGTGACTCTGACCGTCGTCTACAGCTACTGACCGGCGGCTTGTCAGGTATCACGCAGGCAGCGAGGAATGTAGGGCAATGAGTCTAATCGGCACAGGACAGGGGCTACGCAGAAAAGCCCAGCAAGGAATGGAGGCTGTTGCTCGGCTTGAAAACCAGAGAAACATGCAGCAGTCGGCACTCGACGCGCAGGCTAAGGCGCAAGAGATGCAGTTGTACGGAACCGGTATGGGTATCGGTGGTGCATACGGTGTCAATAAGGCACTTGCTGCGAACAAGGCTGCGGCTGGTGTCGGTCAAATGTCCTCGGTTGCAGCTCCTGTATCGCAAACAACAGCATCGCTTGGCACAGCGGTTCCCGGTGTAAATGCGGCAGCTACAGGTCAGGCGGGTGCAGCTCTTTCTTCGGCAGTTCCGGGAGCGCAAGCGGCGGCAGGTGGTGGTCTTGCGGCTAGTGGCACTGGAGCGGCAGCGGCTGGATCAAGCGCAGCGGCAGGGACAGGCGCAGCAGCAGCAGGAAGCACTGCGGCGGCAGGCACGGGTGCGGCTGCGGCAGGTGGCGCATCGACAGGAGCCATGGCTGCTCTGGGCACAATCGCAGCCCCACTAGCTATCGGTCTTGGTGCCGCATTCCTGCTTAACAAATTATTTGGTTGAGGTGACGTATGTCGTTTGCTGACGGATTTACTCAAGGCTTTGGTCTAATACAGGACGTTAAACAAAGTAACGACCGGATGGCGCTGGAGCGAGAGCGACTGGCTGAAGACAGGCGACAAGCTGATGCAAGGCTTGCAGAAACGCGCAGAGCAAATGACCTTAATTACGATATCAATCTGAAGAAAGCCGATATTGACAATAGGCTAACTTCGATAGAAGAGACTCTTGCTCCATTCAAGACGGCGCAGATGGCTGCGACCACTAAGGGTACAGAGGCTAATACAGCCGCAGTCGTTCAGGATACTGCTTTTGACGCGGAGTTTGTACCGGGAGAGAGAGCTGCCGGTATTGCAAACACTAAATCGAATACCAACTTAAACGACTCGCGGGCTGAGTTTACCGATGCCAATACTGAACAGGTGCAAGTCGAAACCGGAATACTGAGAGAGACTGGGGAAGACGCCGCAAAGGCGGACATAAATGAAACAAGGGCGCGAACTGATGCCATTGTAGAAAGCACACGCGGCGATGAAATAGACAACAACGAAACGCTGAGACAAAACATTCAGGTAGCTGGCGCAAACGCAATGCAGCTCATGATCGAAATGTCTGAGGATGTTGTCGCTGGCTCCATTCCCGTAGAAAGCTTTCAGCGAGCGGCTGAGCTAAACAAGAATACGATCACTGAAGCTGGGTTTATCTTTGACCCATCGTTTGATTACTCAGTGCAGCAATTACAGCAGGATATTGCTGACGGTAATTTTGATGGCAACTCTGGTGTCGCCATTCTTAACGCTTTGGCTCGACCGACTAACCGATACAACGAAGGTCAGATCGTCAACGAAAACTTCGTCAATGCGCCTGATGCTTTCAAAGACGGAACTTACAAGGTCGTTAGCAGCCAATTTTCCACGTTTGAGCCAACGGAAGATGGCACAGGAATCACTGGCGAGATCCTAACGGTCGTCGAGAACGCTAATGGTGAGCAGTATTTCTATACCGCGCCAGCCACGACGGGTCGAGGTACAGATAGCAGACAGCCTTTGGTGCTTCCAGTTGATGAGTTGGTTGCTGGTGTGGCTGGCGTACAGCAGATGCGTCAAGGAATGCTTGCGAACAAAAATCAGGTAAATCGAGCGGCAAAAATATCTAAGTTCGGACAAGGCGCTGAAGGCGAGCGTCTATATCAGGATGCACTAGAAGCAAAGGTAGACAGCTACTTAGAGGTTTCTGCCAACAACCCTCAGGCTCCATCACCTGTTTCAGGCATGGACATGAAGAGCTTCGTAACTGCGAAAAACGGCGAGTTGATGGCTCAGCATGCAGAGAATGTGATCCTGCATGACTATGACGCAGAGCTTTATACGCGAGAGATGTACGACCAGCACATGGCAGGAGTCCGCCAAAGCAAAGAAGCAAAAATGGTTCAGGCTCGGCTTGGTCAAATTCAGCTTACCAATAAAGAGCTTGAAGAAGTACAGATACTCAGCGGTTCAAAAGGAGTCAATGAGGTCGTTCAAATTATTAAACGCAAACGTGAGGCAGCAGGAATACCAACGGATGGCGGCGATAAAACAATTGGCGCTACTCAACTCGATCCAGCACTAGCGGTGGAGTAATCATGCCTTCAATTCAAACCACCCTTGGTTACAACGCTCCGCTCAAGGCAAGAAAAAAAGAAGACGATGACCGTGGAGATTTTTCTCGCGGATTTGCCGCAGGCGTAGACCAGACTCAGGCGCTTGGTGGGGGTCTGAAGGCGTGGCTTGGCTCCGTCATGGGCGACGAGGAGATGGTCGAGTCCGGGCTGGATTACTACCAAGAGCAAATGGCTGAGGCAGCTAGCAATGCCGGAGAGGTCATGCGTATCGAAGACATCGAAGGCATGGGTTCGCTTGCGGATTACATCCAATATCAAGCAGGTGCATTTCTTCCTAGCCTAGCGACCACCGTGGCAGGTGGTGGTATTGGCGGATTCGTCGCAAAAAAAGCGGCGGAGAAAAAAATCAAAAGCACCGTAGCAGAACGGGCAAAAGACTTCGCAGAAAAGCGTGTGAAGCAAGATGTACAAAAAGCCAAGCGCAAAGAGTTAGAGCGTCGATACATACGAAGAGCTGGTGACGCAGCAGTCAAAAACGCCAGAAGAAAAGGTCAGGCGATTGGTGCCATTGGCACTGGCTCAGCCATGTTTACTGGCGAAACTACCGGCGCAATCTACGACGAGACAGGAGAAATCTCGCCCGGAGTAGCGCTTGGCGCAGGTATCCTGGGCGGTTCGCTCGATGCGCTTGTTGGACTGCGGGCATTGCGAAAGATCTTACCTGAGGGACGGTACAGACAAGCCGCAGATGACATCGGCGAAGAAATCTCCGGCAATCCAACTCGCTTCGATCAAGTGTTTAGTGCGTTAAAGAAGAGCGAACTCGGCAAGAGTGCTCCGATTGAAGGCGTCACTGAGGCGATGCAGGAGTATGTTCAGGAAGTAGCTATCAAGTACGTTGATGGCAACTACTCCGACTTGGCTGGCGCAATGGCAGAGGCTGTCACCCAAGAGGGTGCGCTTTCTCTGTATACGAATGCTGCGGCAGCAGGTGCGGTTGGTGGTGCGGTAGCGGGTGGCACAGCGGATGTGGGTGGTGCAATCACCAACAGAATGAGACCAGCTCGACCAGAGCCTAGAAAGATCACTATCCCAGATGAGCCAGACCCAGAGTCAACTCCTGATCAAGAGCCTGATTCCGACGCACCACAGCCAGAAGCTGCACCGGCTCCTGAGCCAGAACCACCCGTTTCGGCAGAGGAGCAGATACGACGCAACCTAGAAGCTCGTGAGCGCATTCGCGAATTGTTCGAGCAACAGCAGAATGGAGAGCTGGATCTAGGCGAGCCTGTGCTCGGCGACACTAAGATGGAGGAGCTAGAAGGTACTCAGGTCGAGTATCAGGGGGTCAGAGGCTTCCTCAAGAAGACAGATCAGGGCTACTTCGTTGTCACTCAGGATGAAGACATCTTGGTTGAAGCGGGCGAGACAGGCAGGACAGCTAATTCGCTTGGAGTAAGACCAGCCGAGGGTGAGGTAGAGGTCGAGTTCGATAATGACGCCACATACGATGGAGAGACATCTACCATTACGATGCGTGGCAAGAAGTACACGTATAAGACAGCTAACACCAACGAAGAAGGCGAAGTCGTATCACTGACTGCTACAGATGAGTCAGGCAAAGACATCACGATTAGACAGCCTGAGCTGGTCGAGCGCATACAAAGACTGAAGGCTGAGTCAGAGCAGCAGGTCAAGCCGCAAGATGTCGTAAGACAGCCAATGCTTGCGATGGACGATCTGCCCGTTCCGGTACAACGACAGTTCATGCTCGATGCTATCGAGGCTGGTGAGACCTCCATGCCTGAACAGGTCACTCGTGAAGAGGCGATCTCCAAGGTCAACAAGATCCCAGATGCGGACCCCAACCAGCTTACCCTCGACATCGAGAACACGGCTGAGATGGCGATGACGCAGTTTACTTCGTCTGAATCGCAGTTCACTGGAGAGTACGACGACACTCGCTTTGCTTCCGGTCCTTGGACCTCCGTCAACCGAACAGATCCTCTGGGGACACCTTTAGCTGAGGGGTCAAAGACAGCTCTGGAGCGTCATAACAATTTGGCGGGTAAAGAAATCGAAAGGTTAGGGACAACTGACACGTATATCCCTGAGGCGCTTGACCCTGAAAATCCTTTCCCTCAGTTCGAGGCTGACTACGAGCATAAGACCCCGTTCCTAAGCTCAAAGAAAATTTCGGATATGCCGGAGGCTGATCGAGATACATTTCAAACCGCACTTACTGATGCTCTGTCTGCCGGTTTGCCTCCACGAGTCCTTAACTATGTAGACTCCTTTGGTCTTTACAATCGGTCGGAGCAAAGGCGCGGTGGTGTTCTAGGTTTTTATGTGCCCCTCTCGCGTCACATTGCGATTGATATGGAGGACCTTAACGGAGAACCGGGAGTCGGTCGCAACACCATCGTTCACGAGCTAGGTCACGCACTGGATTATGGTGAGCGTATTACCTTTAACGATCCGAACTGGGATGTAGAGTTTTCTCAGAAAGAAAAATATCAGCCCTTGATTCTCGAGATGAGCGAGATTATGGGCGAGGCATACGATGCCTACACTAGCGGCGGAACGCTTGGCACTTTCTTCCGATATCCGTTTGCGTCAGCTTACGACGCATTCATGCAAGCAAACAAAAAGCCATTATCTGTCAAGCAGCAGAGCATCGATGATGTCATGAGCTTTTTGAAGAAAGAAGTGTTCGCACAGTCCTTTGCTCTCTATGTAGGCAATCCTAAGATGCTGGCAGAGAGCATGCCTAAGATGTACGATTACATGAATGAGCTTGCGAACAAGGAGGCAAGTGATGTCCAAACGAGTAATGAGGGAGATGTCCAGCCCATCTCTGAGTTCGACTCTCAACCAATACTACGAGAAGTTCGAACACCTGCCGCCAGCAGAGATGCTGAGGTCGGCGACAACGTCGGAGCTGGACAAGATGGCGGAACTGGCACTGTTCAAGAACAAGCCAGTGAAGGAGTGGGCGGCACCCAGACAGAAGACGGGGACGGTGGAGGATCTGCTGCTGTAGAACCGGCAGTCCTTGTCCCACCACCACGTAGCGCTCGCACAGCAGAGCCAACACCAGCGGAGCCAGAGACACAGGCTACTGAAGAACAGGCTCCCGCTGAACCCACGCCAGAACCAGAAGACACACCAGCCCCACAGGAGCCAGAGCCTCGATCTGAAGAAGAAGAGCAGCTCCTCAACGAGGCAGTTCGAGAAGAAAACAAATCTAAGTTTGCTCGCGTCAAGACCTTCCTAAGACGCCAGCTTGCGCCGGGCGGCTTATTACCTGAGTCAGCATTCAAGCTGAAGATCGAGCGTGACTCAGAGCTGGGCGCTATCGAGATTGATATTGCAAGCTTGCTCGGCGAGTTTGATAAGGCTGTTAAGGAAGTCTACGGGAGCAACCCTCCTGATGATGTTGTAGAGAACCTCAACTCAGCCCTGCAAAACATCGACGAGATTGACAAGATGGGCGTCAATGGTCGAGTCAAGGACTCGATCGTCGCCATGCGAGCTTACCTTGATAATATGTCGGTTGAGTATGCTCAGATTGTTTACGACGACGCAGTTAAGGCACTGGGGGAAGGCAAGACTGAGAGCGCGGTTGCCAAAGTCGATCTACTCAAGACAATCGTTGGTAACTTGGGCAAGTACGTCCACCGATCTTATCGCGCATTCGATGACGAGAACTGGGCAAAAAATGTGCCAGACGACGTACTCAATGCAGCCAGAAAATACTTAGAGAATCGCGGTTCAGACAACCCAGAGTTAGTAATTAATGAGCTGCTAAAAGACGGCACTGCCTACGACTCTATGGAGTCAATGATCAAGGAGTCGATGCTCGGTGCCAAAGACCTATCCATCCTAAAGCAGCGAAAGGATATCGCGCCAGAGATACGCGCTCTGCTTGGTGAGTACACAGACGCACGGGTCAACTTCGGCAAGTCTGCTACCAAAATGTCCCGGCTTCTGTTCAACGATCGTTTCCTGCGAAAGATCAAAGAGGACGGCATGGGTGTCTACCTGTTCGACAGAGCTGACGCTCCGGCAGAGGCATTTACTACCTTTGCGCCAGACGGATCTTCAGCTATGGCTCCACTGTCTGGACTCAAGACCACACCAGAAATACATCAGGCGTTCAAAGATGCGCTCGACAAAGAGCAGATGTCTGACTGGTATCGCACGGTGGTGCAATACAACGGCATGGTGAAGTTTGGTAAGACCATTCTCGCTCCAACCACCATGTCTCGAAACTATATCTCAGCTTCATTGTTCGCAGTGATGAACGGTCATTTCAACATGGCAAAGGCTCGTGAGGCTTGGTCATCAAAGTCAGCAATCTTTAAAAACGAAGGGGACAAGCTGGCGTACGTCCGAAGGCTCAAGCAGCTTGGCGTGGTCTATGACGCACCATACGCTGGGGAGCTGATGAAGCTTCTGGAGGAAAGTCGCTTCGAGGCGATGCAGGACAGCGACATAGTCAAGAAGATACCCGGCGGTGAAGCTGTTACCGGCAAGGCTAAATCGTTCCTAGACTTCATGACGAAGCTGTATCAGTACGGTGATGACTTCTGGAAGATCATTGGCTTCGAGAACGAGATCGACATCCTGATGGAGAACAAGGGTCTCTCTCGGGAGCAAGCTGAGCCACTAGCGGCAGAAAGAATCCGCAACACTTATCCAACGTACTCCATGGTCGGCAAGGCTGGTACATGGTTACGACGTTTCCCGCTGGCAGGTACATTCGTATCGTTCCCGGCAGAAATCATCAGAACGCAATTCAATGTCATGCGATACCTCAAGCAGGAAATGGATGACCCTGCGATGAAAGACGTAGTTCCTCGCCGGATTGCCGGTGCCGCCATGGCGTCTGCTGGAGCTTACGCATTGACCGCAGCTCTCCGCGACATGCTTGATGTTGATGACGATGAAGATGAAGCGGTTCGACTCCTGGCACCCCCATGGTCGGCGAACTCAAACATTGCTTACATTGGTCGCAAAGACGGCAACCTTCGCTATATCGACCTGTCGGCACTCGACCCATACTCATACTTCAAGAGACCCATAAATGCACTGCTTCGCGACCAACCGTTTGACGATGCCGTGATACAAGCCGGGCAAGAATTAATGACTCCGTTCTTGGGAGAAGACATTGCGTTCGGTGCAATCACCGATATCTGGCAAAACGAAAAAGATACCGGGGCGCAGGTATATAACCCAGCAGACACCCCAGCTAACCAGCTCGCTGATATCACAGGTCACTTGTTTCAGAAGCTACAACCGGGAGCTGTCGGCAACCTCAATCGTATGGTTGACGCATTGCAGGGAGACATCAGTAAATCAGGCAGACGATACGAGGTCGATGATGAACTCGCGGCATTATTTGGATTCCGAGCAAGCACAATCGACCCTAAGGTTTCTCTGTACTACAGAGCATACGAGTTCAACGAAGCAAAGCGTCGATCGACAGATCTGCTCAGATCGACCTTCAGGGCTGTCAACGAGGTATCTGATGCGGAGCTAAGGTCAGCCTTCCAGAACAGCTCACAAGCCCGCAGAGAGGCGTTTGAGCAGATGATCAAGATTGTTGAGGCAACGAGACGTTCCGGTCTCACTGACTCTCAAATACAAAAGGTTCTACGAAGTAACGGCATCACACTGAAGGACGCGAGGGCGTTACTCAGCGGAGACGTTACTAAGTACAACATCACGGATTCGACCCTGAAGAGCAGCATCAAGCGAGCCGACTTCCTCGTTGGTGAGTCTACTGCTGCTGAATTCCAGCGCAGGTTCCGATACCTGCAATCGCTAGAGGAAGAGTGATATGCACGGCAAAAAATGTGCCAAGTGTGGCAAAGCAAAGCGTAAATCTTGTCCCAAGTGCAAGGGTAAAGGCACCAAGAAATCTTACTGAGCAGTGTCTTCTATGTGGTCGATTCTTATGACCGGAGTCGGGTAGTCAGTAAACAAGCTTGAGCCGTAAGTTCGGTAGTTTCGAATCCACCTACTCACAACACATTCGCTCATCGAATAGATGTATGCGATGTCTCCGTAGGTCTTTCCCATGTTACGGAGATCAGTCATTTCTTGCACTTCACGCTCTGTCACTTGATCACCCGCAGGTGACCGTAGGTGCGCTTTTCTCGAACCGGTTCTGGTGCATCGAGACCGCCGAACTGGGGGCTTGCCGAAACGAGATTTAGCAGCTCCACCATGTCCCGCTTGTCCTGCTGAACCGGGATGACATTGAACTGAATTAGCGCAAGATCCTTTCCCTGCTCCTTGAACAATTCGACCGCATCGTATCGGTCTCTTGCACTGTTATAGAACGTCACCTGAGGTGGGCATTCGTTGTAATCGGTGATGCGAAAAATGTTCCAAGTTTCCATCTCAACCTCCTGTAAAAGGGGGAGGCTCTCCGTTAATCTAGGGGTCGGTGGAGAGCCGTCCCAAACTACTCAAGGTTGGAATCCATGTATCGTGATAGCGTTGCGAGCGCCTCTCGTAAGTGATTGATTTTATTAGAGATGCGTATAGAAACCTTGCCAAGGTTGAGGTCGCGAGTTCGAACCTCGTTTCCCGCTCCATTTCCAACATCTCCAGTAATATCAATGGTTTACCATCACTTTACTGGGTTCCAACCTGTATGAAAGGGAATAGGCTAGTTCGCTGACTACCATGTTTCCCTCCGGCTTCAAGGTTGCACTCCATCATTTCTGACGCAATACACCTTGCATACGGTTAGCCACTTCGCGTTTCCGCTCCGTGTTCAGGTGGGTATATCTTGCCACCGAATTTAGTGAAGCCCAGTTACCCATCTCCACTAACTCGACGGCTTGAGTACCCGCCTTAATGTGGAACGAAGCATAGGAATGTCGGAGCGTGTGGAACGTAGTTCCCGCTGGCAACCCAGCTATCTTTACCGCTCGTCTCCATGTCTTGTTGACCACACTTTTCTGCGACAACGGTTCCCCGTTAT